GCTTGTTCTGAGGGAGATCCAAGGCAATGCCACTGCCGCAACCGCTGACGAGAAGTGAGCATTGGCGATGCGCTCGCTGCGGAACCGAGGTCGAGAGAACACGCGCCAGTTCAGCGCGATAACTGCGCATATCGCGCCTGGTGGAATTTTAGGGAGGGCCGTGACAGAAATACGAGACAACCAAAACCTCATAGAATGGGGCACTCGGATTCGGTGGGCTCGCCTGCATGTCGAGCCCAATCTCGCGAAGTTCGCGCGCCTAATTGGTGTACCTCGCTCTCTCCTAGCTGAAATCGAAGCTGGCATTTCACTGGCGATGCCGGATGAGATGGAACATATCTGCCATAGTCTGCGGATCGATGCGGCTTATGTGTTCCAAGGCCGACTTTCCGGGGTCGATCCTGAGTTGGCCCAACTGCTAGCGAGATACCACCCAGAATTGCGAGTGCATTAAAGCTGGCGGGTGACGCGCTAGGCGCGAGAAGCGCCCATTATCGCGCGCCACTCTCGCCGGACCGGCGGACGACACAGCCCGCCGCCGTCGAACACGCCGCGCGCATCTGTGCATAGGCAATCGCGCAACTGTCACGCTCGCTCATCGCCGCATTGGCGGTGCGTGCCGCGTGCCGCGCCCAGGCGATCAACTGGCTGATCGTTCGGTCGCCGGTCTGCGGCGGCGGATGGAGTTGCACCTTGGTCGAGCAGTAAGGCGGCAGGTCCAGCGTCTCGGGCGACAGCACATGCGGCTGCGCCGTGCATGCCACCGAGGCCAGCAAGGGCAATACCCACCTCACCGCCGCTTCGGCGCCGGCAGTGGCGCGCGCAGCGCCTGGTTCACGTCGCTCTGCAAATCGCGCAGTTGTTGCCGAAGATCGGCGATTTCGCGTTCGTCCGTCTCAAACCGCAGCCGCAGCACCTCTTTCCGCTCCACCTCGCCGCTCATCGCGTCCAGATCGTGCCTGATATCGTCCTGCCTATCCTGCAACGCCACCAGCTTGTGGCTGTTCTGCCAGGCAACGGTCACGAACGCCCCGATCATCGTTGGCAGCAGCGCCGCAGCAGCCGCGAGAAGCCAGCCGTGGCGGCGACCGTCGTCAGTACCGGCCACATCACCTCACCTCGACCCGACTCATGCACGCATCGAGGACGCGATCCAGAAGTGCGGAACGCTGGGCCGTGGAGTGGCTTTCGAACCACAGAAAACCAGCGTTAATCGCCAACAATACCAGGAACGCCGGCGGCAGAGCCGTGAGAACCTTGTCGGCGAGCGACGCCACAACCCCACGGTTACCACCGGCGTCGGACATTAGGCTTTGGGCGCCGGCGCTGGTGGCAGCGGCATGCCGGCATCGAGGCTTGGGTCAACGCACACGTAACGCCAGCCAAGCCCCGGAATGCCGGCAACTACCCAGAACGTGCCGGAAGGCGGCTTGGTCGAGGGAGGCGTGGCGCCTCCGGTGGGGGGCGGCGTCCCAGCGGTCGGTGGCGGGGTTGGCACTGGCTGCCCGGACACATGCGGGGGAACTGGTCCGCCCGAGACGTGCGGTGGACGCCCTGGCGGCGGCCAGATCGAACCAGGAGGCGGTGGAGCGATCGGGTTGGTCGGCACGATCGGCTGGCCGAACGACGGCGGCGGCCAGATGCCCGGCGGTGGTTCCGGCAATGTGGAGCCTATGGGCGGCAGGCCGCCCGGCAGGCTGTTGTCGATGCCCGGCTGGTCACCGGGCAATTCGTTGTCGATAGAGCCGCCACCCTCGCGTACGCGCAGAAAACCTGTTACATATGGCATATGATTACCCTCCGTCGGTTGCAATGATCGAATTCGCCCTCGTCGTGATCGGCCTGTGCCTCGCCGCGGCCGCGATCGCCATCAGCTTGTGGCTGCTGCCATTCGTGCTGCTGCTGGGCGCCGTGACGGCCGGGCTGTTCGCCCTCGGCACACCGGTCGGCATTGCTGCCGCGGTCGGCATCGCCGTCGTCTGGCAGTCCTGGATGATCTGCCGGGAGGCGCGTCACCTCTGGTCACCTGTGCCGCCGAGAAGCCCGCCACCGACCGCGCCAGCCCGCGGCAGCCTGGCATAGCGACCGGGGATCGAGAACATCTGCGGCGTCAGCCGGGCGCCCGCACGGTCGCCGAAGCCGGTCGACGTCTCCGCGGCCTGGCGCTGCAAGGCGGGCATATCGATCATCGTATCCCGCAGCTTGCTGGCGAACGGCACGCGCGCCAGCAACCGATCGATCCCCTGCGCGAGCATGGTGGTCGCTGTGCCTGACTTGTTCGGCGTCTGGCTGGCCTGCAGGCCGCGCTGCAGATAGGCCAGATCCTTGATGTCATCGATCGGCAGCCCGAGTTGGCGCAACACCGGCTCACCCTGGCCGCTCAGGTGCCGATTGACCCGATCGATGAATCGCTGCGGATTCATCTCGTAGGCATTGCCGCTGTCGCCAAACAGGATCTTTTTCATCGCCGCCTGGCGCACGTCATCCAGCAGCCCGGAGTTTTGCCCGGTCTTGCTGGTCAGGTGGTCGATGATGTCCCGCAGCGGGCCGCCGGCGTCGAGGTCTTTGGTCGAGAACATCGCGTCGTAGACCTGTTGCCCTTTGAGCTGGCCCGACTCCATCTGCTGCATGAACTGCGCAGCGTTCTGGTTCTTCGGGTCCCAGAAATCGCGCAGCTCGGCGTTCGACTTCCGGGCATCCTTGAGCATCTGAATGCGCTGCGGGTCGCCGGTGATCTGCCCACCGTTCACCGCATTGTCTACCGACTCATCCAGCTTGCGCTTCATCTGGGTAATCAGCCGGAATTCCGTGCCGCCCTGCTCTGACTGATCGAGCAACGTGCTCAGATCCCGCCGTGCGCGTTCCATATGGCCGAGGTTGAACGGCCCCGCGGTCAGATCGTCCATGATCTGCTGCGCCCGCGTCGCCTTGGGCATGATCCCTGGCGTGTCCGAGACCTGCGCGTTGATATCCCCGAGCGAGGTTTTCAGATCGGCCACCGTCTGCTGCGGGAAGGTGATCGGGTTCGGCAAGCCCGCCTCGCCCTGCGGCGTCAGCCGCGGGAAGGCCGCATAGGCGATGTCTTTCTTATCGGCCAAGTCCTTGCCGGCAGCGGCGATCTTGCCGCCGATCGACTGGCCGAGCTGTTCGGTGGTTTGCGTGCCGCCGGTGGCGCGCAATGCCGCATCGGTCAGCTTGTCGCGCTGCATCTGGTCGAACGCCAGCATTTCCTGCCGGCCGCCGCGGGCGCGCAACAGGTGTTCCCGCCACAACGCGCCGGCGTCCATGGCACCCTGCCCGCCGGTCAGCGGCACGTCCTGACGTTCGCCGCGCAGCAGCATGCCGGCGCCGGTCGGCTGGCCGGACAGCGCGCCCTTCTGTTGCTTCAACAACGCATCGGCCTGGTCGGCGATCCGGGTATTCAGCGTGCGCAACTGACCGACGGTGAAGCCGGTCGGGTCGATGTTCTCATTGTCGAAGATCTGCCGGCCCGTGGTGGTCAGCATCGCCGGCGTCACTTGGTCGGTGTCCGCGGCATCGATCCCCGAGCGCATCATCTGCCCGGTGCCGCGCCAGGATCGCCAGAAGCTCGATGCGATCCGGCCGCCGAGCGTGCCGAGGCCGCCGAACGCCGCCGCCATGGCGATTTCCTGCGGCGTGGTGGCCGAGCCACCGCCGCCCAGCACGGCGACAGTCTGGCCGGTGCCCGCCTCGGCAGCGCCCTGCGCGGCGCCCTGCGTCACCGCCTGCGCCACCGCGCGCACCACGCCGGGCTGTTCCAGCGGGGCAGTCAGCTTGCTGGCGCCGGACGCGGCAAGGATGCCAGCGCCGGTCTTGCCGGTCGCCGTCACCAGATCCTGCACGTCGAAGCCAGGACGGGCGACGTAGTACGGTTTGCCCTGGTAGAGCACCACGGGATTGCCGTGCGAGTCCGGGCTCGCCTCGGTCACCTGGTTCGGATAGGCGGCCAGCAGCAGCCGCTGCAGTTGCTCGGGCCGCGCCCCCATCAGCAGCCCTTCGTGCAGGTTCTGCCGCGTCTGCAGCCGATCCATGTCGGCCGCCTTGGCCTGCCCCGGCAGTGCCGGCGTGGCGATCGGCTCGGCCCGTTCCAGCGCCTCGAAACCACCCGTGGCGTTGAACAGGTTAGGCTGGTCGGGGAAGCTGAATTTCGGCTCGCCGGTTTCGGTGTCGCGTCCCTGGAACGCCCGCACCGCGTCGGCCGGCAGACCGACGATGTTGTGCCAGTAGCGGCTCATAAAGCCGGGCGGCGGCGGGTCGGCCGGGGGAATCGTGTCCGGCGTGAACCGCTCGGCGGTGCCCAGCGGCGTAGCGCCTGGCGCCAGATCGTCCGCCGCGAAATCGCTAACGTCAGCCACCGGCCGGCGCCGTCACGTCAGACGATGAGAGATATTCAAACGGCCTGGCGCCCTTCTTCGGGTTAAGTAGGTTGCGCGTCCACACTTGCTGCCATTTGCCGCCGGGCTCTCTGGCCCAGGAGTAATACGGCTCACCGACCGGATGCTTGGCCTTGTAGCTCGCCTGCGTCGTCTGATCGTCAGGATTGTCCGGTGGCCGGTCGAACACGCTTTGCGTCTTGCGATTTTCATCGAAGCCCTCAAGCCCTTTGTCGGGGCGGCGGAAGCGGTTATTGGCGTCGATCGCGTCGTTGACACGCTGATCGGCGAGCTTGCCGGCGATCGACAGAGCGGTGAGCCGATCCAGCGGGTTCTGTGCGTTTGAGCCCCATTGCGCGATGAGCTGACGCCCCTCCCAATCGCTCTGCGCGCCGATCCCAGGCACATGCACGTCGGTAAACAGGCCGCTACGCAGCGTATCCCAAAGCTGTTGATTGTTCATCGCCGCTTGCTGATCCGGCGTGCCGATTTTGAGCGTCACCAGCGCATTGCGTAGTTGCTTGCCCACCTCGGTATCGGCGATCCAGTTCGCCGGCCCCATCGACGCAGCGATCGGCTTCAACACTTCAATGTCACGTTGCCGCGCCCGAGCGACATCGGCCTGCGTGTTAATGCCTTTCAGCCGCTCCTGGTCGGCGGCCAGCACCGCGCCGGCATGGGTTTCCTTCATCTTTAGCTCAGCCTGTTGCCGCGCCACCTCTAGCTCGCGCTCTTGCTGGAGTCGGCTCTTTAGGGTTTCCGTGTCGATATCTGACTTTCGCTTGCGGTCCTCGGCGGCCAGATCGAGCTGGTATTTGACCGCATCCGCGCGACGTTTGTCGTCAAAGGTGGTCTGGATATCGCGCGCCTTGTTGTCGAGCGCGAGCTTTTGCGTCTCGTAATCCTTTTGTTCGTCGCTCACTTGCTGCGCGGTATGGATGTTCGGCGATTCCGCCAAAGCCCGCAGCCGGGCCGCGTGCGAAGCATCCAGGTCATTCCTCGACGCCTGGACGCTCGCCAGGCCCGGGGCGTCCATCTTCGGCAGCTCGGGCGGCGTCACCAGCGCCGGCGGCAAGGCCGCTGGCGGGGGCGCCGCGGCACCCTGGCCGGGCGTGCCGGCTGGCGGTGGCGCGGTCGCCCCCTGGCTGCCGGGCGCCGTCAGCGCGGCGCCGGCGGGCGGCGGTGCGGCCGTTGTGCCGTCGGTCGCTGTCCGCGGGGTGATCGCGGCGACCTGCACCCGCCCAGGCGCCGGACCACCGCCGCCGGGCGCCCGATAGCCGGGGTAGTAGAACTCATGGTTGCCGATCGTGGTGCGGTTGCCGGTCGCCCAGCTCGGCATGTCGCGGCCGAGACTCTTTTGCAGCACGGGGTTGACGAAATGCGTCGCGCCGCCGGTCGGGTCCGCCGCCTCGCCCGACATGATCGGCCGCACCGCGGTTGTCAGAATCCGCTGGTATTGCTCCGAGGCCGGGTCGATCGCTTCCAGCTTCTTGCGCGTCTCGGGATTGTTCCACGGCTCATAGGCGTTCGGCGTGAAGATGACATCGGTGACCGACTGACCGCCGGCCTTCGCCCGGTTCTTGATGGTCGCCGCCACCGCCTGCTGTCCGGCCGGGCTTTCGCCGCCGGCTTCGCCGATCACCGTGCGCACCGCCTGATCTTCCTCGGGGGTGACGCCTTCCGGCAGGTTCGGCGCAACGAACGGCGTCAATGGCGTCGGCGCGGCGCCCTCGCCAGTCTTGGCGCCCGGCTGGCCAATCCGCGACAGCGCCCCCTCGGCGGCGGCCCTACCGCCCTGGATCTGCTGCAGGATGATTTGCAGTTGTTTCAGCCGCGCCGCCGCGCTCATCCGCTGCACGTCGAGCGCGCCGTATTTCAGCGCGGTATTCGCGCGCTGGGTATCGCGTTGGTTGACCAATTCCTCATAGGCGGTCGGCACCTTGCCGGCGCTTTCCAGACCGGCGGCGAGGATCTGACCGAAATTCCGCGGCGTCGTGCTTGGCCCCGAGTTGGCCAGCATCGACAGCCCGAAATGCAGCAGCGCCCGGTTGCCGACGCTCTGCTGCTGTTCCGGCGTGAGGTGCGCCAGCTCCGGGTCGCCGCCGGACAGCACCATGCCGGCCTGGCCGATGCCCTTGGCCAGCCGCTCAAAGAAACCGGGTTCCGCCGCCGCGGCCGCGTCCTTCGCCGGCGGCGGTGCGGCGTCCGCCGGTGGCGATGGCGTGGCATCCTCGCTGCTGGCGGCGCCGAGATACAGCGACGGCGCGGCATCGGGCGGCATGCCGTCGGGGAAGAAAGTATCGTCCGCGGCGGCGTCGAGCAGTCCTGCCATCGTCAGCCTCCGCGCACCAGGCCGAGCAGGCCACCGCCGGGCGCCCGCGGCTGGAACGGACCGGGCTGCAGTCCGAGTGTCGCCAACGCCTGCCGGCGCGCCTGCAGTTGCTGCAGCAGTTCTTCAATCGAGGTAAAACCCTCCCCGCGCGTAGCCTGCCCGCCGGCGGCCTGCAGTGCCTGTTGCTTCTGCTGCTGCGATTCCCCAAGTTTGGTGATGTCCGAAACGTCGGATTTCACCTCCTTGGCGGCTTTGCCAACCTTGTCCCAATTCCAATTATCGAACCAGCCGCTGTGACCGCCAAATGTCGCCGGATCCGACATATTGGTAAACGAGTCGGTCAGCGCCATTTCATCCGGCGTCGCCGGGGTAATCTCAAAATCCCAGCCGTTGTTCGTGCCACTCATTGGGTTTTCCCCAGCAGACTCGCTAGCCCGCCCATTTCACCCACCTCGCGCGCCAGGTTGTTCATCGGCGCATGCAGTTCACGCACCACCAATTGCATGCGCGCCCGATAGTCATCGAACAGCGCAGGGTGAAACTGCCGCAGATAGGCCGCGCGTTGCTCGCCCCACCAGGCGCTGCACCGGGCGCACTCCGGGGCGTTGGTGACGTGTTCATACACCCGGCAGATCGGCGCCCCGACGGCGCGCAGATAGGCGAACACGTCGGCATGCGTCCAATCTTCCAGCGGATACCAGAACTCGATCCCGTCGGGACACTCGCCCGAGCGGAACGGCTGGCGCCGCATATCCACCGCCTTGACGCCGCGGATCAGCAGGGTGTTGCCGTCGGCTTTGATGCGCTCGTAGAGCGGCTGCATCAGATTGGCGAAACAGCAATCGTACCGCGCCACCAGTGGGGTGCGTTCCTCGCCCATGTGGCGCGCCGTCGGATGCGCGCTATGCGGCAGCAGATCGGTCGGCATCCCGTGCGCGGCGATCCAGTCGCTCACATTGCCCTGCACATGCACGAAATGCGGGTAGAGCCCGCGCACATGCGCGACGATTTCCTGCACCTCGGGCAGTAGATCGCCGGTATCGAGGTGATAGGCGGTGATCCGGTCGGCGTAGTCGCGCAGCAGATAGGCGCAGGCCAGCGAGTCTTTGCCGCCTGAGAACGACAGCGCGATCTTGCTGTGCCGATCGAACCGGGTCACACCCGCACCGCCTTCCACAATACCGGCATCAGATGCGTGAAGATCAAGGCGTATTCCGCGTCGTTGTCATACAGCCGGCGGAACAGCGCATCGTCGCCGTCGGGCGCCAGTAGCCTTGTCACCTTCCAGCCGCTCGCCGCGGCGAGCGCGTCCATGCGGTCGAACGGAATCGCCTCGGCGAACAGCCGCTGGCGCAGCAGCCGGTTGTCGCCGGACAGCCGGGCATAGTCGAACACGAACAGCTCGCCGCCGGGCGCGGTGATGCGCGCCGCCTCGGCCAATGCCCGGTTGATCGGCTCGGCGTGGCACAGTGCATACAGCAACATGCAGCCATCCACCGCCGCATCGTCCAGCGGGATCGCGTGCATGTCGGCCTGCAGCTTTTGAAAACCCGACGGTGCCACGGCAAGCTGAAAGGCGTTGTTGTTGACCAGCACGAAATCCAGATCCGGCCGTCGCGCCTGCATCAGCCGCGCCACTTCGCCGAAGCCGCAGCCGATATCGGCCCACAGCGTGCCACGTTTCGGCGCCATGAAATCCAGCAGCCGATCGACATGCGTCGCATCGGTCGGCGCCAGCCGATAGCCCTGCAGGATCTTGATGTCTTGGCTCAAGCCGTAGCGCGAGGCTTCGGTCAGCATGGCTTGGGGAATGGCGCTCATATGATGACCGCCGCCGCCCCGGCGATGCTGGCCGCCGCGCCGACGCCGCCGGCGATCTGGCCGAACATATTGGACGGCGCGGTTTGCGTGCCGCTGCTGCTGGTGGTGGTGCCGTAGGGCGTGGTGCCGAGCGCCTGTTCCAGCAGTTGCTGCATCTGGATCGGATAGTTCCACTGATCCTGCCACTGCGACGCGGCGAGGTCAGAGATCGCTTGCGATTGGCCTTGCTGCGCCCGCCCCGAGGCTTCCAGCAGACCGGCTTCCTTCGCGGTCTGGTCGCTCGACGTGCTGGCGAGCTGCGGCAGCAGTTGCGTCGCCCATTCACCGCCGGCGAGGTTGGTCTTGCCGAGGTCCATCGCCCGGCCTTGCGCGGTGTCGTAGCCCTGTTGCAGCAGGCCGCCGACAAGTTGCCCCTCGCCAAGCGCCTCTTGCGACTGCGCGACGCCTTCCTGCACACCGAGGCGCGAGCCGCCGAACGCACCGACATTGCTGGCGTTGGCGCGCGTCGCGCCGAGCGATTGATTGAGCGCCTGGCGCATTTGCGTGACGGTCGGATCGACCACCGCGGTCTGGTAGGGGTTCATTAGGCTGGCGGTGTCGGTGTTGATCTGCCCCGTCGAGATAGGTGCGGCGCTGCCCATCATGCCGGTGGCGACGTTCTCCGCTGCCTGATAGGCCGGCGCGGTGGCGCCCTGCATGGTGCGGATCGTGTCATACGCCTGGGTTTGATCCGCCGACATCGGCGCGATCGTCGCGTTCGGATTGGCCTGGTAGGGCCGCGCGGCGATCGATTTTGCGTTCTCGTAGTTGTTCTGCCCGGCCGCATTGACCCAGGCCGGCAGTTGGACCTGCTGGGTCTGCTGCGTGGTCGAGGGGCTGCCGCCGCCGCGGGCGATCTGGAAGTCCGTCAGATAGGGCGGCCGCCATCCGTAGCTCATGGCATCCTCACTGCGGCAGCGATTTAGTGAACAGGATCGAATGCGGCAGCCAGCCGGTGCGCCGGCCGACCCGTCGCCATGCGCTGCGGCCGTGCGTCCACATCAGGCTGCAGCCTTCCTCCCGCGCGAACGTCTCGACCCGCGGCTGCATCGCCATCAGCGCGTCGAGTTCGCCAGCACCGACCAGGATGTTCAACACGCGGCGTTGCGGGAATTCCAGGATCTGCGTGGCGGCGATCGCGTTGCCGTCCGACCAGATCTGCGCCCGGCGCTCGCGTGCCAATCCGATCAGATCGTCCAAGGTCATCAGCGCGCCGTGCTCGATCAACGCCTGATTGATGCCCTGCACCAGTTTTAGCTTCTCGGGCGTCATCGCGGCACCTGGACCGTTTCCAGCGCGCCGGCATCGTCCACCGTCACCCGCCAGGTCGCGCCACCGGGGGCGATCAGCAGCACCGCCGAATAGACCGGCTGCAGGGTCACGTCGGCCTTTTGCGACAGCGCGTCGGCGAGTTGGCGCATTTGGTCGGCCGGCGAGCCGGACAGGCCAGCAGGGAACGGCGCGGGCGGGCGATAGGCCATCAGCGGCGCCCGCCGGCGCGGGTAATCAGCCGGGTCTTGCCGAGCGCGAACGGCCCGTCGGCCAGCGCCTCGATCCGCATCCGGCAGCCGCGCGCCGAGAACCGCACATCGGTCAAGCCGCTGTCGTTGCTGATCGGGAAAATTCCGGTGTCGAATTCCGGTCCGTTCATTTCCTCCCAGCCGAGGAAGCGATAGCCGACGGCGTTTTCCGGCCCGACGAAATCCTGTTCGATCTGCAGCACATGCAGCCGGTTGTCGGCCCCCTCGGTCAGCGTGAAATCACCAGTTTCCACATAGATCTGCCCGACCCGCGAGGCGCCGTCGTCGAGCCAGCCGTATTCGTGCAGCACGACATGCCCGGCGAGGTCGCACATCACCGGGCGCAGCATGGTGCCGCGCACGTCGCCGGCGGTGCGCGATTGCTGGCCGATGATCCATGGCGTGTTGGCGTCGCCGTAGTTCACCCCGACATAGCGGTTGCATTCCTGCGAGCCGCCGTCAGGGAAATAGAACCATTGCTCGGTGAACGCCGCATTCGGCACGCCGAACACCCGGCCCACCATGTCCCTGTTCATCAGCGAGAACAGCCAGTCGCCCACCTCGGAGGCTAGCGGCGACACGCTGCCGTCGTATTTCCAGAACGATTGCTGGCCGATCCACAAGGTCACGCCGCCGGCCTGGGTCATCGCCCGGCGGCTGATCGGGCCGCAACCGGCGGCGATCTTATTGATCCCATAGGCGTAGGGCGGGCCGAGATATTTCAGCAAATGCAAATCGTTGTCGGTCCAGATCAACACCCCGGACGGCACCCGCAGCGCATTCAGCGGCCGGCCCTCGGTTTCCATCAGCAGGTTGCCGGCGAGATTATCCACCGCCGTTGCCCACACGTCGGGATTTTCCTGATCGCACCAGGCGATTTGTCGCGAATTCCCACCAGAGCCCAGCAACACGACATGCCGTTCATCGGTCACCACGACGCCGGCATTCGCCGCCGGCGCATTGGGCACCACGGCGGGCAACGTGTCCGGCGTGGTCGGCGACCAGCGAAACAGCCGCTGGTCTTGTGTCGGCACGATCATCAGATCCTCGCCGAACAGATCGAGCGACCACATATCGCCGAGCAGCGGCGAGATATCCGACACACCGATATTGCTCGGATCGCGCGCCGTGCCGTAGGCGTCGGCATTGTAGTCGCCGCGACCATAGCCAATCGCGGCACCCGGCGGCTCCAGCGGGCCGACCCCCGCCGGGGTGATGTCGCGCAACAGGCTGAATTCGAAATCCAGCGCATAGAGCTTGTTGTCGGTGCCGAACGCGCCCCACCGCTTGCCGCTATTATCGTGCCAGGTCAGCCCGTCACGCCCTGGACCGTCCATCAGGACGCTCGGCAGCGCCGCCGAGCCGCCGACCGGGATCAACTGGCCCGAGCGCCAGCGCATACCGTTCATGTCGAACCACCGCCCGGCGCTGACCGACGGCGTGGCGCCGCGATAGATGCCGGGGCGCGGGAAGATCGGAATGCGCCGGCGAGCGGCCATCAGTTCATCCCGCGCATCGGCGACCGCAACAGCGCCGTCGGTGCCGCCGCCGCCGACGATGGCTGCGCGATCCCCGGCGGGCCGGCAAAGATGATCTTGGTGGCCGCCAATAGCGGATTGCGCACATCAAACGACGTGCTGCTGCCGGAAATCCGTCCGGTGTGGCTGTGCCCGCCGGCATAGTCGGCCCAGATAATATGCGAATGGTTGCCGTCGTTGGTGGTGGCGATGTTATGCGCGTGGAAGCCTTGGGCATCGCTCTGCGTGACGTACTGGGTCCAGTTATACGGCGTGCCGGGCGACCAGCCACCGCCGGTGGTCGTCAGGTCGCTCCTGACGTAGCCGTGGCTATGCTGGCCTTGCCCGTCGGTGCCGCCGCCGTGCGCATGCAGACCATCCACCGAAGTCCAGCCGGTATGGCCGTGATCGGCCACCGCATCGATGGTAATTGGTGCGGCTGGGAGGTTCGCCGGCTGCAGAGTCTGCAGGAAGTAACCAAACTTATAGCCTAACCCATATCCCGATACTAAGCCCGCCGAATCTGTCGTGCTGCCGACGCCGGCGATGACACGCCCCCTCGTATCAGGCACCGCGAAGTTGTTGATGCCATCGCCGCCATACATCGTGCCGATGATGGCGAACAGCTTGGGATGACTGGCGATCGAATACAGCGTGCCGTCGGCCAGCAGCCAGCCATAGGGCGCGAAGGCGCCGGCAAAGTCCAGCATCGCGCCGATCGGCATCGCCGCGCCGAGCAGCGCGTCGATCAGCGCCAGATCGTTGTTGAGTTTCGCGCCCCAGGTGTCCCGGCTCGACCCGACTTCGGGTAGGGTCAGCCCCCAGAACGGCGTGCTGCTGTCAGCCATTGTCCGTCTCCACCGCGCGCGGATCGGCAACGGTTTCATTGTCAGCGGTGCCGCGTGCAATTGTCTCAAGCCACGCCTGAACCTCTACCATGCGGCGCGCCTCAATGCCCTTGAGGTCGCAACGATGCAGGAAGGTCAGCGCGAGTTGCGCGAGCTCCTTTCGACCGGTCATACCGTGATCCCGCGGGCGGTCATCACGTCTTTTACATGGGCATAGATCAGGTCGATGTTGGCCTTGGAGACGAAGGCATTGTAGTGCGCCAGGAAGGCAATATCGCACTGATTGGTGTTTCCGCCCGCCGCACCGCCGCCAAAGGTGTAGAGCGTCGCGCCGCCGGTGATGTTGCCCGCCGTGCCCCCGGTCGCGTTGGTGTTGTCGGTCAGGTTATAGACGAACGCAGCATTGCCGCCGCCGGCTTCCCAGGCATAGAACTTGAACACAGTCGTCGTCCCCGCCAGGGTCACCGCGGTCGGACTAGCCACGCCCGCCGCTGTGACCTGCGTCTGCACACTGCTCAAACTCGGCACGACAGAGCCTTGCGCTGCAAGGGACGCAAACGCCCCCGTGCCTCCGGCAACGAACCGCGCGACACTTAGAAAAGTCTGCGCCGGCCCGTTCCCAGCGATTGCCGTCTGGATTTGGCTGACGCCATAGACGCAGTGCCCGTAGTTGGCGCTCCAGGTCGGCCCCGGACCAAAGTTGGTATAGGCACCGCCAGCCGTTATCACGTTTTGCGACAGTGCGAGACTACCGCCCCAGTAGGACCATGCGGTAATGCCGGCGATTGTCGGCAACGGCTTAAACAGCGGATTGACAAAGGCGGCGCCGGCCAGTTGAACAGCAGTGGGCATCGGTCAGGCTCCCGTGGAGAAATCGCAGCTATCGATCGCCGCCTGGCACGCATAGAGCGCAAGCAGGGTCGAGTTATGCGCGCCGCCGCCACCGCCCCAGATGTCCGGAGGTGCGGACCCTGTGCCGTGCGCCTCACTGTCGGTCAGCGTCTGCTGATACATCGCGCGCGGATGTGGATTGGCGGTTACGGCGCACGCATAACCATCACCCGCCCGGTCGAAATAGAAGTAGTTGCTGGTAACCGAGCCGGCCGTGCAGGTAATCGTCGGCTGCCACGGCGCAGCGAAGCGTGGCACCGAGCCGTGAAACGGCATGATCCAGGGATCGACCGCATTGTTGATGCCGGTGTTGGCCTTGAACGCCACATTGCTGCCGGTGACCGACCATTCAAACTCCATCTGTCCGGTGCCGGCCGGCCAGTTGGAGACGACGGTCTTTGGCACGAGGATGTCATCCTGATCGGCGCCGGCCGCCGTCCGCGTGGTGTCAACCTGATAGTAGATATTGCCGGTCGCGCTGTCTCTGCCGACACGGAAGACGCCGCCGTTGTTGTTTGGCACGAACGTATTGCCCAACTGAAACTGAATCTCGCCGCCGAGACCAGCCCAGCCGTTGGTGCCGATATAGAACCGTCCGCCATAGCCGTGACACTTGACCGGCCACGTATAAGGCAGCGGCACCGTGAGGCGCGATGTCGTGGTGCCGGTAACACTGAAATCGCGCACCAGCGGCAAATCTTCCGGGTCCCAGCCGAACTTGTGCATATTGGTAAACCGGAAGGTATCAATAAGCCCCATGTTATGCGCCAGCGCGTAGCTGCGCTCGAACGAGGCGGCGTAGGCGTGCGCGCCCATATTGAAATCGGCGTTGGCTTCCGGCGACGGCTGACTGCCGGCAGGCAGTTGATATTGCGGGCCGCTGTTCGAGGTCGCCAGCACGATGTCCGGGACTTTTGTCCAGGCACGTATCTTGTTAAGCACTGACAGCATGATTTGCAGCCGGAACGCCCAGCCGTCATTGCTGGCAAAGTTGATGATAACGAGGTCGGGATTGAGGTCTTGGATATAGAGCAGCCACGCCCGCAGCGGATCGGTGTACCACGATCCAGCGTTGGGACTGGTCGGCACGGTGTCCAGGTTGCTCCACCGCTGCCCGCCGATGGCGCGGTTGTAGTAGCTGATGTTGACGCCGGGGTTCTGGTCGTGGATCGCCCGTTTGACGCGGACATACAGCATAGCCGACGAGGTGAAGCCGTTGCTGTCGGGCGAGGCCACGCTATCGCCGGTCATCACTACGACGGCGCTGCCGGCGCGGCAGGCGGTGGTGAACTGAGGACAATGCTTGCGCGCGACCAGCGTGCGTTGCACCGAGCGCGGCGGTGTCGGCGCAAATGGCGGGATCGGCCAGCGCCAGACTTTGTTATTCCGTAGCGTGCCGTTGCCGATCATCACGATATTAGCCGCAGCGACGCCGAGCGTCGGGCAGTTGTAGACCTTGTTGATCGCGATCATCCGCTCGCCGGCAGCTTGCGCGGCGGCGATACAGTTGTTGAGCGGCGTGCTGTCATCAGCCACGCCGTCGCCCACCGCGCCGTAGCCCTGCACAGGGTCACGCAACGGTGGGATCGGGTAAGTCCCGCCGCCGCCACCGCCGCCTGATCCCGTGGCGTGATCGACATAATCCTTATTAGCGGCCTGATTACCCACGGTCGGCGCGCCCGCCGGTAGGTAGAGCGGGCCGCTCATCGTGCCGCCGGTTCTTGCGATATAGAGCGCGTCAGCGGCAGACTTGCGCAGCGCGTGATTGCCCGCTGTCGCGTCAAACCCAAGCGTCAGACTGGTCTGCACCGAAGCACTGGAAATCTGCACTGTGCCATCAGTGCCGACGCCGGCGGCGATGGCGCCAGTCGGGTCGGTCCAGGCGTATTGCAGCCCGGCATAGCGTGGATCGAGTGGGCCAAAGATAATATCGTTGACAGTGAGCGTGGGAACCGTCAGCGCGCCGGAAAAGTTGAGTGAACCGACATTGAGCGTGCCGGCGATGGCGCCGCTATTGGCGCGAAATTGTGACCAGGCGAGCGTGCCGTCGGCGGTTATGCCGCCGGCGACGGCGCCCGTTGGATCGGTCCAGCCGTATTGCAGCCCGGCATAGCGTGGATCGAGCGCCGCCCAATTGTCACCCGCAACGGTCGCCACCTGGATGATCCCGCTCGGGGTCGTGATCGAAGTCGTGGCGTTCAAGGTGGCAAGCGTCGCTGTGCCGCCCTGAATGGTGGCGGTCGCAAGCGTGGCGGCGGTCGCCGCCAGCGCGTTGATCTGCGCTTGCCCCCAACGCCAGGTGCCATCTACACCAATTCCGCCGGCGACTTGCTGCGTCGGATCTTGCCAAAAATAGGCCAGTGTGCCGAGCCGCGGATCGGCGGCGCCAAAGCTATCGCCGCCGGCATCCGTCAACGGCCCGGTCAGCGTCCCGCCGGCGAGCGGCAGCATGGTATCGGTATAACGTTTGGTGCTGGCGTGCTGCGGCAGGGTCGGGTCGGCGTTGAGGCTCAGCGCGCCGGACATCACATCACCGGCCTTGAGCACGAAGTTGGCAAGCTGGTTGTTGGTATTCTTGATAATCGTGTCGAGCGTGTCGGCGTTCTGGTTGAGGTGGTCCCCCCAGATATCGTCATCGGCGCCGGTGGTCGGCTTTTTCAGCGCATAATTCGGCGTGGTGGTGAACCCGCTCATGCCGCCTGCCTTTCGGTCCACGGCGGCAAGTCCTGTTGCCAGGTGCCGGTCTCACACGGGCCGACTTGCTGCCAGGTTTTCACCAACGCGCCCTGCAGGCTGAAACTGATCTGCGTCGCGGCGAAGAACGTCAGAATGCGATTCGGTCTAGCCCACAGGCTGAAACTTATTTGCGACATCGCCATCGGCTGCAGGATGCGCGTGGGCAGCGCGGCCGGGACGAAGCTGATCTGCGTGGCGCCGCCGGCGGCGCGCAATCGATAGGCAATGGCGCCCAGACTGAAACTGATCTGCGTCCGTCCCGCCACCGCCCACAGCGCCGCGGGATACGTGCCGTAACGCTGCAGACCGTATGGCCCGAGGCCATAATGGCGTGGCGCGACCGCCATTCAGATCGCCTGCACGGTGACGTTGTTCACCGCCAGTCGCATGATGTCGCCGGTCAGGATCTGCCGGCTGATCGGCGTCACGCCGTCGGCCGGATCGACCAGGGGACCCCAGTAGAGTCGATTGCCCGCGGTCAGCGCGTCCCACAGTTCAAACCAGCCGACGGTGCCCCAGTTTGCCGTGGCCGGTGACCATTCCATGGTCAGCGTATTGCAGGCCAGGTCGGTGCGGCCGACCACCAGCGCATAGGGCGCGCTGCGGCGGGCGTAACCGGATATATTGACTTCCAGACCGCCGAAGCCGGATGACGGCAGCGAGGTGGTCAATCCGGTGAAAATCGTTGTCGGCATGGTGAACGCGGCGAAGCCGAGGGTGTGACCCAGCACGCGCTGGCGCAGGTAATCCGTGGCTGATCCGGGCATGGCTTAGAATCCCCGCACCACGGCACGCAGCGGCGCGCCGCTCATGTCCGAGGTGACTTTCCAGAGGTTCGCCGCGGCCACGGCGCCGTTGAAAGCGCCATCCATCTGCGTCGCCACGTCGTCGTCTTTCTCAAACATCGCGCCGTATTTGCAGACCCCGAACAAATAGATTTGGTAAAGCGTATCGAGCACTTTGTTGCTGCTCTGCGGCTCACTGAGCGCCTTCGGCTTGGCATACCAGGCCATTTCGACGATCTGCGGCTGCCAGGTCCGATTGGGCGGATTGGGGATCGCCGGATGCGGCAGGAATTCGATGCACGGCCCGACGATGCGATAGGCCCAACTCGGACCCGCGGCGTGGCAGCCGCAGTCCGGGCCACCGGCAAGCGGCCCGGTAAAGTGATCCTCCATCGACAGCAGATGGCCGCACGGCTTGAAACGGATCGACTCGGCGGCGATCCAGTCATCCGGCAGGGTGATGAAGTTGGCATCGATCGCCTGGTCACCGCGCACCACCATGCAGCGCGCGCGCAGCACCTCGGCGATTTCGGTTTCCACCATGGTCACCCATGACGGGATCAGTGAACCGATATCGCGACGGTTGAGCCACGCGGTTACATCGCTCTGCAGTTGGGCGTAGGTCGCCACGGCTCACGCATGCGGCACGAATGGACCCGGCACCGGCGGCTCGGCCGGCACCGACGGATTCGAGGTCGGATCATCGACGTTGGCCGGCACATGCACCGGCGCCGGCGGCGCCGGCTCGGAGGCGGCCGCCTCGGCCGCGGCGCGGCCCGCCTCGGGATGCACCTTGATGATGTAGATCGGCAGGATGTCGGGGAAGAACACCGGCTGCTGCAGCTCGATTTCTGCCGGGTTGTCGCTGGTCGCCACCGGCACCGGGCTCGGCTTCATCAGTCGGTTGTTGTCATCGGACATGGGGAAAGCTCCTTATGCGAGGCGGCCGCCGCCGTCGGTGCGGAAGAACCGCGCGTCGCGGCGCGACAGCCATTTGAGCAAGGCTTTGCGGTCGCGGGTGATCCCCAGCTTGTGCAGTCGGTTCCAGATGACGACGGGGATTTCCGCCACCTGGCGCATGTGCCGCTTGCCGTGGATATGCCGATCGTAGAGCGACGCCATGCGCTGCGCGTCGCGCACCACGTCGCGCACATCCTGCGTCTGGGTCAGCAGCGGCAGGCCAGTTTCCGCGTCGCGCACCAGCCGCGTGCGGGTGCGGCGCAGCGGGTCGGCGGTGTCGAGGATCAGCCCGCGCATCTTACTGATTGAGGTCCCAGACGCAGGCATGGGCTTTCGGTGCAGTCGGCCGCAGGGTGCCTTCGAACACCACGCCGCCCTGCGTGTTGTCGCCCGATTTGCCATATTCCTCATCGATGAAATCGCGATTCGGCAGCGGCGCGAGCTCGATATAGTCGGGATCGATCAGCTCCATGACGTGCGCCGGCATGTAGCGGTCGGGCACAAGGTCGATCGGGCCGAAATCCGACAAGAACACGCCGACGGCGCCGACTATAGTGACGGGGGACGGACTAGTGGCCTGCACGACGCTCTGCGCCACGATCGGATTGCCGGTGCCGCCCTGCGACATCTTGGAGAACCAACGCTTAATACTGGCGCTCATCAGCGCAGTGCGCGGCTTGCCGCCGGCGTTCCAGGCGCCCTGGATCGCGTCCTCGACCATATCCAACGTGAGGTCGCGCAAGGTGCCGGCGGTGTGCGCGTTGGTGCCGTTGCCGGTTGGGAACGCGCCGGTGCCGGCGCCGACGCTGCCATTGCTGCACCAGGTCTGGAAGCCCGCCATGGCGCGCGGATCGGCGATGGTCTTGATCGACTCGCCGGTCAGCGCGAGTTCCAGGTCGCGTTTCAGTTCGCGGCCGCGCAGCACGATCTGGCGGGAGAATTCCTCCTCGCCGACCTGTTCGACCACGCGCAACGTGTCCGACACCGCGACGGTGCGCGCTAGGATTTGACAGACGTTGTTTAGGCGTAACGGCTGTTTGGCCGGTGACATCGCCGCGGTGAAGCCTTCCGGCTGGGGAACATTGGCCGCGGGATAGAGTTCCTGCACCAGCCATTCGGTGGTGACCTGATCGGCGCCGACGCGCGGGCAGAGCGACACCATCGGAGTCTCGATCGGATCGATTTCGTAAATAACGCTGGCCAGATCCTCCATCACGTTCGGCGCGGTGGTTTCCATGTAGGTATTCGCCGGCGCCGCCGACATCACGGGCAAAGCCATATCGCCACTCCATCGCGGGGCGCGCCGCCCAACGGGCGCGCGCGCGGTTTGAGGTCAATGGGGAATTCGCGATGGCGCGACGCCGGATCGTGGCGCTGCCGCGCTTGGTGCAAGCACTGCGCGGTCCGCATGACGAGGCGGGAAGTCGGGTCCGATCAGCGACGGCACGGCCGCGCCGTTGCTTGGTCCGTTGGACTGCCCCCGGCGACTACAGCGGGCGTTGCTTGGTCGCCGAAGCGACTGCCATGTCCCGCCGATCAGTCATCCAGAAGCCGAAAACAGAGTCGCGTCAATTGTGCGCTTTGCGCGCCGCGCGGATCGCGGCATAGGCCGCCACCGCATTCTGCTGCGTCGGGCGTTGCTGGAAGGTGCGCGCCACGTCGCCGTGCTGCACCGGCTGCGGTGCCCTGCCGTTGCCTGACACATTTGGCACGCGCGGCGCGTCGCCGCTGGTCTGCAGCAACCGGTCGAACGCCATCGCTTTCCACAATGCCACGACATGCTTCGCCTCGGTGACGTTATCCATTTCCGCGGCGGTGAATCCCTGACCGAGCGCCCAGGCGCGCATGCGTTCCTGGAAATGCGCCCGCGTCGCGGCGTTCTCCCAGCCGGGGATTTCCTTCACCAGCATCTTATGGCCTTCGGCGAGGTGCTGCTGTTGCTGCTGGCGGGTTTCCTGCGCCTGCATGCCCTGCAATTGCGCCAGCCGGGCGCGCTCGGCCTGTGCGGCCTTCCAGGCAGCGTCTTGCCGTTGATATTCCGCCGGATCGGTCGCCGCCAGCTTCTGCCAGTCCGGTTCGGCCTGCATCTGCTGATCGAGTGCCGCGATCTGCCGCTGAATCTCTGGCACCAGCACCGGCATCATCTGTTCGATCGCCGCTTGCCGGTCATTGACCTGTTTGGCGACCGCGGCGAGCTGTTGCGCCTTTTTCGTGTAGTCGCTCGCCATCCGCACCGCGTTGGTGAGCTGTTCCGGGGTGAAATCCGCGCTGCGCCCGTCGATCGTCAGTCGAATCGGCCCAGCTTGCGGTGTCGCCTCGCCACTCGCCGCTGGGGCGGGTTGATTTTGCCCCGCCGGCGTCCCCTCGGCCGGGCGCGGCGCGCGCATCGTGGCGATCAGCTTGTCAATCGGGTCATCGCCGGCGGCAGTCGCCGCGACGGCGCCATTTGGCGGTGCGGCGTGGCCGTTGCTGGCCGGCGGCGCCGGATCGGACGGCGTACGCATCGCCGCCGGCGCGCTGACCGGCGCCGTCTGGCGTGGCGGGGCGGCATCCGCGCCATTACCCGGCGCTGCCTTGCGCGTGCGGCGCAGTTGCAGATGCGCGCCGATCGCGTCGCGCTCAGAAATCCCGCCGCGCAGCCGCGGCGACTGCCCGAGCGGCGGCGGCTGTACTGGCGTGACCGCTGGTGTGCTGCCCGGCGCCGCAGCCGGCGGCCCACCTGACCCACCTGACCCACCTGAACCGCTGGAGTCGCTCATCCTGTGCCCTTGCTATTCATGCGCCTGGCTCTGCTGCAGCACCGTCGCTGCGCTCTGCCAATTTTCCACCGTCGCGGCGAGGTCAGCGCGCAGATCCAGCACCGCCAGCACCCGCAGCCGGGCATATTCGCGCGCTTCCAGCGTCAGCCCGCGCAACGCGGCATCGTTGTGCCGCATCACCTGTTCGTCCAGCGCCTCGCGCAGAAACGGATCATTCAGCAGCCGCTGCGCCGCGGCGGCCGCCTCGCGGGCGTTCTCGGTGCTGATCTGCAGCGCCATTTAGCGGCCCGACGGCATCGGCCCCGCCGGCGGGAGCATGGCGCGATTGGCCAGCGTCGCCCCGGCGAGGTTGCTGCCGCCTTGGGTCAGCGCCCGGCGCATCGCCAGGATGCTCGCCGCATCCGGCGGCGGGCGCGGCCCGGCACCACCGGCCGGGCCGGCACCACCCCCCACCGGCGGCACTGGCGCGGTTACCGGAACGCCAGGCGGCCGCGCGGTGGGGATAGCCCGTCCGGGTACGCCCCCGGACGGTACGCCGAGCGCCGGCGGCGGAGGTGCAGCCATCGGCGGCGGCGGTGCGGCAGTCTCGGCTGGTGGCGGCACGAACAACGCCTGCAGCGGGATCTGGCTGCGGAGCGCCGCCTTGAATTCAGCAATGTCAGGCAGCGGCGTCTGATTGACCGCCGCGGTGGCGTAGGCGTTCACCCAGGCGGTGACCGCCGCCTCGGCGCGGCTGCGATCGTCCTCAAACGCCAGTTTCAGCCGATCGGTCTGCGCCTGGCGCTGATCGTCCACGATCGACGCGGCCAGCTTGTTCTGCTCGACCTGGGCCAGCACCTGATCGGTGCTCGGTTGCGGCGGCGGCGGTGGTGGCGGCTGCCAGTTCGGCGGCAGCTCCTTGAAATACGTCACCACGTCGGAAATCCCCGCGGTTTCCGCCATCCGCGCCAAGGTGGCGCGGTAGTTCGGCAGCCCGACGATCGGCGTATCCAGCATGCCCTGCTGAATCGCCGGTGCCAGGATCTGTTCTTGCTTGGCGGCGATCGCGCTCAACATCGCCAGCCGCTCGGCCGGCGTGCCTTTGCCGCCGATGTTCACTTGCACATCCCACTGCGCCGACAGTGCGCGCGGATCGACCGGCACCCATTTGCCGCGGATCGACAGCACGTTCGGCCGGTCCTGGTGCTTCGCCATCAGCCGCAGCAGCCCGAGATAGAGCGGCGCCAGGCCGGTTTCCGCCAAGGTGCGGGCGATCATGTCCAGCCGGTCTTGTGCGGCGCCGGTTTGCGCATCCACGGCGAGCGGCGTGGTGGATTGCAGGCTTTCCGCGGTCAGCCCCTGCGAGGTGCGCGTGATCCCAGTGCGGCCTTCGCGGATCGCGTCGAGCTGTTGCATCACGATCAGCGCCTTGTCGCCGACGAACGGCTTGGCGAGCTCTTGCACGGCGCCCTGTTGCGTCACCCGGATGATCGAGCCGATCGCGGTTTGCCTGACATCCTCGACATAGGTCTGCCCGACGGTGACCACGGTGCGCGGATAGAGCGACTGGCCGAGCGCATCGAGCACACCGCGCATGACGCGGGTTTGCGTGCGCTGCAGATCCATCACCATGTCGGCCTGCGACATGCCGATCACCCGCCCCGGCTCGCGATACGGCGTCATCGCCGACAGCGGGATTTCGTCGGTGCGATCCCAGCGGCACAGTTTGGGCGAACTGCCGAGCGCGTGGGTGTGGATCAGCTCGGCGACGTGATCGCCGTCGGTGTCGAGCTTGATCCAGCCTTCGACATAGCGCACCAGCGCCATCGCGCGGTTTTGCCCCGGCTGCGCCACCCGCCAGGCATTGCCGCTGGCCGGATCGCGCGCCACCGCCTCGCGCCGCAGCCGCGGCGAGATTGATTCCACCGTTGCCGCCCGCATCACCTCATCCTCGGGCAGTCCGGCGGCGATGAGGTCGGAAGCGGGGAGGTCCCGGACGTGAAACACCGCCCGCGCGGTGTCCACCTGATCGGCGTCGGCGACGATCCACACGCTGGCCGGATCGACACTTTCGACGATCGGCCAACTGCGCGCCGAGGTGCGCGTGATGCGGGCGCCGAACAGCACCGGCGGGCCGCCGGCCTGGAAATACGCCGCGCCTTCCGGCGTAGCAGCGAAGGCGCGTTGCTCGGACGGCAGCATCGGCCGCTTGACGATGCGTTGCGCGATGATGCCTGGCTCTTGCAGCAGCGCGGAAAGCTGCGGCGCCAGCAAACGATCGCAATCCTCAACGCGCTGCGCCCGCCGTTCGCCCCATCGCCAGCGTATCCAGCCGACTTTGCGCGTCAGCGCGTTCAGGATCGCATCATGCAGCACCAGCCACCCTCGATTGGCGGTGAACAGTGCCCAATTCGCGTAACTCGTGGCCTGCCGGGCGAGTTCGGCGTGCAACTCGCCGAGTTGTTCGTTGTCGCTCACGGTGGGGATGAATTCAACGGGATGCTCGACCGCGGTAAACACCCGGATCAGGCTCGGCAGGGTCGCCCGGATGGTGTCGCGCACCACGGTCATCACCAGTTGCGAGCGTCCGGGTTCCTCGCCGCCGATCTTTTCCCCGCGATAGTAGGCCGACGCGGCGATCCGGTCGGCCGACAGCCGCGCGTCATAGCTTTGCGCCGCCTCGAAATACGTCATCATCGATGCCTGCACGTCGGCATCGGTGACCGCCAGACGGTCAAAGATGATTTCTTGCTGCCACGGCACGCCGGCCGGGGCGATGAACGGCTGCAGCCCGGCTTGGTAGTCCTGCAGCTCATCGGGCAGTGCGTCGAACGCATCCGGCAATGCCACGCGCGCCGCCGAGGCGGTGCTCAGGGTCAGTTTGCCGGCCATCATCATCTGCTGCGGCTCGCGATACGCCGGTGGCGGCGCCAGCGTGTGCAGATCGAGTGAACCGGGCGACAACAGCCCCTGCGGTGCCGGCTGTGCGAGTGGTGGCACGAAGGCGGTACCGCTCATCGGTTAAAGTCCTTCCATGCCGGCGTCACCAGGAACCGCTGGCGTCTTGGCCTTGGCCACCACCAGAGGCCCCCTGGCCGCCACCGCCAGTGCCGCCTTCGCCTTCGCGGCCGAAATCGCCCCCGCCGTAGTTGCGGTTGGCCATCGCCATCTGGCGGAAGAATTCATCTTCGGCGGCCTGCGGCGAGACGCCGGGATCGGTGATGGTGCCTTGCGCGAGCTGCGCCAGATGATCCTGAATCATGCGTGGATCATTCCACAGCGGATTGCCGGCACTGCCAATGATGCCCAGCGTCTGCGGATCGCTGGTGCCGTAGGCGTTCTGGTTCATCGCCGTCGCCCAGGCATTCGCCGCGGTCCGCGGATCGACCGGCATCTGCGGCGGCTTGGGCGTCACTGGCGCCGGCATCATCGGCGCACTGCTGAGCAGCGACATCGTTTGCGAGGCTTGTGGGTCGGTCGGCAGCGGCGTCAACAGCCCGACCATCACGCCCCTGCCTTCACTTCGAAATCGTTGGATTGCGCGGTGATGCCCGAACGGCCGTAGACCCACAGCCGGAAATGATAGCTGTCGCCGACCGGCACCGCGTCGGCGGTCAGCAGCAACGTGCCGTCGGCGTCCATATCGACCGCAACCGGCGCGATGAACGACTCATCGATCGACAACACGATGCACTCGCAGGTCGCGGTGATCGGCTCGATATGCCCTTCGGCGACCACGGTGACGCTGCCGCTGCCGGTCACGTCGGCCACCGGATTGATCCACAGCTTGTAGGCCGGGGGCGGATTGTCCGCGGTGAAGCCGTCGGCCGGCGGATCGGCGGCGTTCGGATCGTCCACCAGCCGCACCGAATAGCCTGGCGCCAGCGGCAGCCGCAGCAGCCCGACGCCGGCGCTGCCGAGCGTGCCGCCGACGCGCGCGCGGTAATCGGGATAGCGCCAGCCTTCGATGTAGGTGCCGTCGCATGGCACGTATGACGTGTCCTCGGGCGGTTGCTCGGTGACGATGGTGCCGGCCGCTTCCATGTTATGCCTCCCGCCCCGGCGTCTTGCGCCATTCGTAGAGATTGTCGCGGCGCCAGGCTTCGCCGTCGGCGGCGATGGCGCGGGCTTCCTCGACCCGCGCCGCGTCGCTTTCCGGCCGGTCGCCCGAGCGGATCGCCGCCTCGCGTTCATCGGCCCAGGCGCGCACGAATTTGCCGAAGCTCGGATCGCGCGCCAGCAGCTCAAAGATCGGCTCGCCATCCAGCGCCTGATCGAACGGGGAAAACAGACCGCGTTTAGCCGGCATCGGGCGCCTCATCATTCAGACAGACATCAGCCGGCGCGATATACTGGCATTCACCGCTGCAGCGCAGCGCCGGATGCTTCCAGCAAAACGGTTGATCCTGCATCGCGGCGACCAGCCATTCGACCTTCTGGCGCGTCGCTTTGTCCACGCGCCGCACCGCGCAATACGGCACCAACCTGTCGAGCGGTCCGTGATCCTCATAGATGATCCGCCTCAAGTCCTGCGCTATCGATCCACCAGCCAGATCACCAGCAGCACGATCAGCACCCACAGCACGAGGGAGAACAGCACGCCGGTTAGCATGCCGCGCACGCATTATTCCATCCCCCCGATCACACGCCGGATCGGGGTTTTCGCGTGCAGCATCGGGCCAAGCGACAACGCCATGCCGGCCGGCGCGAAGGTCAGGCAGAGCGCGTCACCACTGTCCGGCGAGGCGACGCCGCGACTGCGCAACTGCGCCTTGCTTTCCACCTGTAGCCGGCCGTCCGACATGAAGGTGGCGCGCGGCGAGGTCAGATCCTGCCGCAGCTTGTCATCGCGCGGCAGGGTCACCTGGCGCGATTCCAGCCACTCGCGCACCTGATACCAAAGCTGATCGCGCATCCGCACAAAGCGGCCGGTGACGCTCGGCACCTCGCCGACATTGAGCCCGAGGATCGGCAATTCCTGTTCGGCCAGGCGGTCCACCACGCCGGCGCCGATGCCGATGACATCGATGACGATCAACGCGGGGCGCGCGGTGTGCGGCAGTGAGTCGTATTCCGCCTTGATGACCCCGGCCAGCGCCATGGTATCCAGCCCCGACCAGCGCCGCGGCATGTCGGTGACGCGCGTGCCGCGACGCTTGATGAGAACGCTTTCGGCGCTGCCGAAGCGCGCCACGTCAACCCCCCAGATTTCCGCCGCACCCAGATCGAGCGCGATGTCGCGCAGCATCGCGCCATCGACCAGATCGGCCGGGATCAGCGTATCGGCATCGGCGAGCGGAAATTCACCGAGAACTCTGACCCGGTAGCTGTTGGAATCCTCGCCGTAGCGATTGGCGATTTCGTCAACGAAGTCCCGCGACACCCGCGGGCTGTCCAGGCACGACACCCGCAAGGTGAACCAGCGGTCGCGTTCCAGGTTATGCACCCGCCAGAAAAACCCGGTCGCCCTTGTTGGGTTTCCGCAACACAGCGTCACCGCACCCGGCGTGCTCATCGAGCCGCCCGCCGCCTCGAAGGTTTCATCGCTGACGCCCGAGGCTTCATCGATCACCAGCATGACATTCGGCGAGTGGATGCCCTGCAGCGATTCGGGATTGTCGGCGCGCGAGGTGCGGGCGGTGACGAAGCAATCATCCGGCGAGCTTTTGAGTTTGATGCGGTCGCTATCCACGTCGAACAGATCGGCCCAGGCTGGCGGCAGCAACCTAAACGTCGCGCGCACGTCGCCCATCAGCGCGTCGTGCAATTGCGGCGCCGATGGCGCGGTCACGCCGACCTTGAACGGCGCGCGTGTGCAGCAGAACCAGCAGATGCTGCTGGCCAGCCACACCCCTTTGCCAACGCCATGACCCGAACGCACCGCGATGCGCCGGTGGCCGTGCGCCAGCGCGCGATTGGCCTGTTGCTGCCATGGATCGGTCGTGCGGCCCAACACCTCGCGCCAAAACGCATTCGGCTGGCGGCTGTAGTGATCGACGCAGATCGACCAGGGATCGCCGCTATCGGCGATGAGCTGTGCAACGGGGGTGTAGCCGTCAGGCATCGGTGCCCGTCATGGCCCGCGCCAGAAGCCACCGCCGCCCAGTCCGCCGAACAACACCAGGACCAGCAGGATGACCAGGACCAGGCCGATGACGCCGACGCCGCCCGAGCCGTAATAGCCGCCCCGGTAGCCGTACCACCCGCCACCGCCGAACAGCAGCAGGATCACGAGGATCAGGAGGATGAGGGTCATGCTACCATCGCTGCATGCCGGCGCCGATCCGCGCCCGTCCTGCGTCCGTGACTTCCCCGCGCAACGCGCCTCGATGGCGCCCGCAGGAGCGCGTATGCCCGCTGTTGAGGTCACTCGCCGCCACCACGGCATCGACGCCGCAATCACAGCGACAGCGCCAGCGGATGCGCGCAGTGCGGCGCGGGCGTTCTGGCTCAAGCGCCACCAGCCGGCCGAAGCGTCGCCCGGTCAGGTCAACCCGCACCGGCATCACGCCGCGGCCTTGCCGTAGCAGCGACGGCTACACTCGGCACAATAGGGGCCGAGGGCCATGCTGCCCGCCCGACTTGGCACGCGCGGCGCATCGCACACCCGCCAGGGCCGCATCGACAGCGGAAACTGGCAGCCGGTGCCGGGAATATCGACCACCTGTACCGCCGGCAGCGCCACCGGCGCCACCGCCCGCTTGCGCGTGGCGTCGGATTTCCAGCGGAAAGACGGCGGCGGCCCCGACGCCGCGCGCTCGGTGGCTCCGAGGTTCGCGCGCGGCTTCGGTGCGGGGCGCGCCGCCCCCGCGGCAACGGGGCGGCGCCGCGAGCTGGTGGTGACGGGTTTCGCCTTGGCGGTCTTGATCGGGTTTTCTCGCGGCGGCAGCGCCAGCCGGCGCGCCAGGCCGATGATGACGCATTTGCTCACGCCGAGGCGTTCGCCGATCTTGCTGGTGCTCAGTCCTTCGCCCCACAGGACTTCCAC